GTTGCCATGTCAAGAACTATTTTTTGGAAAGTCCTGAAGAATGAGCGAATCAATTTTGAAACACTCAGTATGACCTCCGAACTTGACTTTTGGTTCATATTTATCTTGCTTGTAAATTTCGTGTAGGTATTGTTCTTGAATCCATACATGATAAAGAGTATCTGACCAAGTTTTCTGAATACGAATATCGTATCCTTTAAAACCGCCACTACGCTTAATCACATGTCTCCAATCTTTTCCTGAGGCGATACCTACCTTTATACATTCTCTTTCAAATGTCTTTTTGTTCACTAGAACAATGCCGTATAAGACTCCGTCTTTCTCAGCGTCCTCAGGGTGGTTACGAAAATAAGTTTCGTTATACTTACCTATACTTGGCATCAGCTTAAGTTTTTATACTGTGCTAAGAGGTCTTCAAAATAGTCTGCCGTGGGCATACCTTCTATCAGTTCTCTGAAATGCTCTAAGGTTGGTGGGTATGGTATATGAGTGCAGTAAACTTTATATGCCTGTTCTAGTTGGGATTCTTTGTATAAAATCATTATACTATGAGCCCCGGTGAGAAGTGTCTAATAACTCCTGTAAGTAAAATAAATACTGCTATTGCATTAAGTATAATTAAGGCTCTATCTTTCCATAAGAGTCCAACCCATAACCAACCTGATACACCTACTAAAGAAAAACAAAGGTCTAAGAAAGGAAAACCTTGCGTTGACCTAAGTGCAAAAGCAACTATAAGAAAAGAACTAGCTGTCCATTTAACATACCATGATAGGTCTTGTTTAGGTGTAGCACTCTTATAAATTCTTTTGCTGTTCTTTTGTTCTTCTTTGCTGAATATAATTTCCTTACTCATTATTTACACTCTCCGTACTATTCTAGGGATAATTTCTCCACTGCGTATAACTTCTACAGTACAACCTATCTCTAGGTCTAAGGCAGCAATATGTGCCATGTTATGTAAAGTTGCTCTGCTTACCATTGCACCTTCTATTTCTATAGGTTTTAATATTGCGACAGGGGCGACCACTCCAGATTTACCGACATTCCATAGAACATCAAGTAACTGAGTTTCGATTCCTTTTTGTATTGTTTTAAAGGCATAAGCGCCTCTAGGGTGGTGTGATGTGTTTCCGCGTTTACGGAACTCTGCATTGTTATTAATTCTAAAGACTAACCCATCATCTGGGTACTCTCTCCAATCACTATCAATTACAGTATCAAATCCGAATCTTTTTGCCTGTCCTAAGTCTGCTGTCCAGTCCTCGTTAATACAAGGCTGTACTCCATAGGCTATGAACTTAAGTTCTCTACTGACAAATTCTTCTATACTGTTTAAACCTAATGCACCTGCGGCATAGTTTCTAGCATTTTTGATTGTTTTCTTGGCAACTACTTCTCCTGTTATCTGTTGGATATGAGAAGCACCGATAAAGACTTCTGGCACTAAAGTTCTTAGATGTTCTGTTACATCTAGACCTTTAATACCATCACCTCGGGTTAATCCTTGAACAAACTTTCCTTCAATATATAGCAAAGAAACTGCAGCCCCATCTAATTTAGGGGTTACAATTACTGTTTCCTTGTATTTATTAAAGGGGTCTTTGTTTGATTCATTATCAAATACTTTCTGTAAAGAAAACATCTGAAAGTGATGAGCTGTTCGGTTATCCTGTTTAGTGCCAACTTGATTATAGTTTATAGACTGTGCTAGTCTATCGAACTCATCATCTGTGATAATTGAGTTACCTTTATAATACTGCTCTGCAGCGTTGTCTAAAAATTCTTTTTTGCTTTGCATTAAATTCCTGTAATAATTTTATTATTTATAATATTATAACAAAAAATGACTGACAAGTCAAGAACTAAATTTACTTTAGGTAAATTTCATCTAAAATATCTTTGAAGTGAGTCTCCAAGGTATCTTTAATCTCGGCTAGGGATAGTATCTCAACTAATCCCTCGAACAATGCTTTTGAGTTTTGAAAGTCAAGAGCCATGGCTACACCGTCCTTACTAGGCTTAAAATCTCCATCAAAGTCAAGGTAATACTTCCGAAGATGTAAGTACTCGACTCCTCTGAATTCATTAATCGTTAATTTCACTTGCTGTGTACCATCAGCACTTTGTGATATTAACTTTTCATACGCCTCTGGTGCGTCATGAAGGTTCATCGTGAGTTTTTGAGTATTGCACTCAAGGGCACGATGGAAGTTACATTCGAAGGTGTTAATAACCTATACGAATCAGTATCCCAACAGAAAAGAAGAACTGTGTCAGGGGTTTCCTGAGCACGATTCTTCTTGCTCTGTATATACTTATTGTTGAAATCTAAAGTACAAACATTATACTTTAACTTTCGTGAATTGGTACTTCTGTAGGTGATCACTGCGTCTCCACAGCGATCCACCTGAGTTAAAAACTCTGATTTTTTCACTAATATACTCCATTGCTATTAAGAAAACTCTTTCTACTAGCAGTGGTAATGTATTAGTTTGTGATTGCGCTGATCACACCTGCGAAATAAACTGCAGCTTTGCCAGTGAGCTTGTCAATGATGTCAGCGTCAATCTCTTGACCTGCATCAGTTAAAGCACCCGTAAGGGTTTTCTGTGCATCTGCTTTGCTTATTCTAGCTGTACCTGTACCACCTGTTGATGATGCAGAACTTCTAGCTGCAGGAGTTTTCTTTACATAAACACCAGCTTTAGTTAAAATCATTCTGACGCCATTAGGTGATTCACCTAGTTGCTCAGCGATGTCTTTAACAATCTCCATACTTGTTTCTGGAGTTGCTTCCGCTTCTGTGTAAAGTTCAACGGCTTCAGCTTTTGATTCGTCTGTCCAAGCCATTCTTCTTCTCCTTTTTGTACCACGATAGCCCGGGCATGTGCCAAACCTATCGAGTTGTTGTTGATAAAATCTATCTCCCATATATATATATTATACAGAAATATAGACGCTATGTCAAGAACTGTTTTTTGATTGTGAAACAAGTTCCTTTTGTAAATCCGCATATTTAACATATGAACGGTATTTAGCTTCTGATTCTTCTGCAATCATTATTTTCAAATGTTGCTGATTCTTTCTCAAGCTATTAATTTCTTTCTGCTGTTCGCAGATGATAACCCTTAATTCTTCTTCAAGAGTGTCGTTAAGCATGTCAGTATCCTATTGTATCTAGATAATCTAGTTTTTCCTTAGCAGTAGCTGCAAGTTCTACTTGTTTATCTACCTCTGCTACTATATCGGAGTGTTCTCCAATACCCGCAGGGTTAGACAAGTAGATAAATATGTTAGCATCAGCTTCTGCTTTCTGCCCTTCATACTTGAGTCTAAGTGCTTCTAAAATTCTATCTCTCATTCTTTCTCCGTTATTGCTCTTACATACCCTATGCAGAAAGCTTTTCTTACTGTGTTATCGAAAGCTGCCTTGAATAGAGGTATAGTTAAAAATCCTATTCCTAATCCAAATATGATGATGTGTAATATCTCATACTTTACTATGAAATTCGTTGGCTGTCGGACTATTATCATTCTTTTACACACGCCATAAGTTCGTGAGAATAACATAATCCAAGTTGCGAGGTAGCCAGCCCCGAGGACTATTAAAATATCCATATGTTTTACGTTTTTGCTAGATACTAGCGCCGTACTTTTCTAAGTGTGTTAAACTGCCTAGGTCATAGGCAAGTGATGAGGCATAGTAGCCTCCCTCTTTGATAAAGCCAAAGTAAGGACTCTCAAAGTCTGTTAGTTCTATTACATAAATCTGATAACATTTGCTATCGTATTTATCTTCATAGTCTGTGCCGTTGTTATTGATTTCTTTAATAACTCGTGCTGGTAGGTCATGTCTTGCACACCATACCTTTTCACCTGGCTCAAAAGTTTCAGATACACACTCCTCTGGTAGATATCCTACATTATAACTTCCGCCTTGTTCTGTTGTAGGACGCTTTAATGGAACGCCTACTCTGTTAATTATGTTTTTTACAAAAGTGCTACTGCGATACATTGCTTTTGCAATGTCTGATATAGGATTTTCATCTAAATACCATTCTATTACTTGTTTTATTTCTGCGTCTGTAGCTTTTGTTCCTTTTAGTTGAGACTTTCTTATGCCTCTATAGCGCATTGTTTCTTCATGCTCTACTATTATTTTTGTCAACCTTGTAGTATTATAACTAATGTTGAGCATTTCACAGGCTTCCTTCTTTGTGATAGGAGTACTGCTAGTAAGAGCTTCTTGTACTCTTGCTATATTTGTTTCGTCTAGCTTTTCTTCTTTCTTCTTTCTTACGACTGCCATTATTCTGTGCCTTCCATCATCTCATCTTCATAGCGTCTCATTTCCGCTTCTCTATCCTTTTCTCTTTGTCCTAGAAGTATTATTGCATAGTGAATGATTTTATACAAATCTTTCTCATTACTACCTTCTTTCTTTCCGAATCTCTGTGCATATTTGAGTATGTTTCCAATACAGAAACCTTCTCCATGTCCAGAGTCAAAGGTAACTTCAGTCGTTTGAACTTTTCCTTGTCCATAATGCTGAGTATATGTACTATCTATGTAGTGTTTTACATTAGCTAGTATCTTGTCCTCGTTAAATTTATTTGTTTCTGTAAGCATGCCACTTGTCCTTTAGGTTATCAGAAGCGTTCTCGTACATCTCTGAATTGGTTATATATACAAGTCCATAATACCAAAAGGCTATCGAGAAAGCCCACTTAAAAGTATAGTATGGTAGTAATAGTATATCTAGCATTCGTTGTACCCCATAACCCAATTATCACCAGCATTTTCTGCCCATAATTCATTGTGTCCTTCATGAGAAACATCTTTAATCCACATCTTATTCTCGAAGTGTCTGGTAAAGAAAACTCCGTTCTCGTCTGTCCATACTTCACAAGTTCTGTTTTCGTGTTTAAACTCGTGCCAAAATGTATCTAACATTTGCATCATTATATGTCTCCGTCTTTTCTTACTTCGCTACGGATAGCTTCGAAACCATTAGGGTATCTACTCTCTAGTTTATTTATGTTTTCTTCCATCACTTGTTGTGGAGTGTACCCTAATGCTGTGCAGCCTTGAACCCAGTACCATAGTACATCGCCCAACTCTCGTTTGAGATGGAATCGTTCTGCTTCGTTAAATTCTTTCCCTTGAAATATAATCTTTTTGATTATTTCAGAGAACTCTCCCGATTCGGCTTGCATGCCGATGGAAGCTGTGAGTAGTTGAGACCACTCGGTCTCTGTATGTGTCTGTAGTTTTAGCAATCTTTCTGCTAATTTAAGAGTACTTAAACTCTCGTCTGATGTCGTGCTGACTACGAACTTTGCGTAGTCATTAAATTGTTTTTGTTGTATTGGTCTGTCGTACATTTTGTCCTGTTAATGTGTTAAATTTCGTGATGAATACCACTTGGCTAACCAAGTATCTATACTGTCTTGTGTCCAATTACTTGGAAAGCATACTGAGATGAAAGGTTTATCTTGTAATACGACTTTCATATGAAGCTTCTTCTTCTACCCACCATTGGGGTTTACCTCTGAATTTCCACTGGGCAAAGGTTGCTTTGTCTTTGTGGTAGAATCTTCGGTAGGCTTCAACAGCGCATTCTCCTTTGAGTTCTTCTGGCATAGCTTGAGCAAATGTGCTGAGCCCAATGCGTGGTATGACATACTCAGGTAATTTGAGTATGACATCATGCACTGATTTATGGCTTTTTCCGTATCGGTAGCCATATTCTTCGTTGAGTGCAAGACTGTAACAGTAGAGCCACTCGTAGTTTTCCATCGACTCTCTAGCCCATATAGTGCAAGGGTGATTATACATAGTAGGAAGGTAAGGAAAGTCCCGTACATCATTTTGTTTTGCTTCCTTGATAATTGCCCATTCTTCACTTGTAAGTTTCCTCGGTATATGTCCTAGATATTTATTAATCCAATGATTGGTACATAGCATTTGCGCAGCCTCTAGGGGCATCTTTACTATGTGTTTGTCCACATGAGCTTCAGCACACTTATCTATGTTTTCGTCAAGTATAAAAATATTCATACAACTATTATACTAAATTTTGAGTGCTGTGTCAAGTACTATTTTTTGTTTCTTCTATGAAGTTCCTCTCACGATAGAATACTGAAAGAGTAAATCTATAGGAAGGAGCTAGGTGGGAGGAAGGTCTTATTGAATGAGGATGTTCGCCATTAAAGAAAACAGCACGATTAGGTTTATACATAATCACTGCGTTACTATCTGTCAAAGTCTCATCATAAAAGATTGTCTCTCCGTAAAATTCTGGTTTCCATTCTGGGTTTATATAATAAGTTAAAACTTTCATAGAGCCGTGTGTATGTGGAAACTGAATGGAAGCATGAGTAGCTAAATTAATTACTGACTCTGTGTATATCAAATCCTTAGTAAGCTCTTGCCACTTTGGTTTATTTTGAATGCTCTCCTTAAAGTTTAAATCATTCCACTCAGCATCACTAAGAGAATGGTGTAGACAAGGATATTGTCTATGTTCAAATGTAGAGCTATCGTCCCAGCCGATCTTATAATCGGTAGTAACGCAGAGCATATATAATGCTTCCCTTGTGTTTTCAGATACAAAATTATCAAGAACTTCAATCATTAACTATATCTGCAAACTCTGTGTACCCACCAACCTTTTCGCCATCTACTACGATTTGTGGGAAAGTTCTAGCAGTAGGAAATATCTCCATGAGGTCATTCATTTCAAAGTCTTTCCCTAACTTTTTAACTGTTAATTCCCAACCTTTCATTGTTGCTAAGGTTATTGCTTTTTCGCAAAAAATACAATTATCCTTACTATATACGACTACATTCATTATTTTTCCTTTGTTAATATTTTTTCACCTGTTTCGTAATCATAGCTACAAACTGCGCACCAGTCTTCTATTGAATGATTGCATTCATCTAGTTTGAGTTGTTCTTTGCGCTCTCGTGATATGTGCATTGCTTTAACCCACCCATCACTATTGTCTTGCCATCTCTTATCATTGTTCATGTGTTACTTACTGTTAATTTTGTCTTTCGCTGTTCCTGCATAGAGTCCAAACCAAGCTGCGCCTGCTCCGACTACAATAGAAATCAATCCTGATTGCTCTAATGTGGGTACTTCCAATTCCATGAACCAAAAAGTACAATAGTATAGTAAATACATATATACTGATAAGAACATTCTAGGAAATATACGCCAAGAGTCTATCATTTGTGAAAACCAAATTGCTTTTTGCCAAGGATTATCTGGCTCTCTTTCGTTCTCTAATTCTCTAATCTTTTCTTTTAGTTCCCCTATTTCAGAAACCATTGCCATGAATTTATTAAGGTCTATCTCAACCTCGTTTCGGCTCATGTCGCCTTGAAATTGTTCGCTAGGTTGTGCCATGCTCCAAATTCTCCAATTTTTCTCTAAGAACGATTAACTCGTCCTCGAGCTGTTGCCATGCTATACCACTTTTAGTGGCTTTTTGATTTTCTTCAATACACTTTATGGCTATTTTTGTGTTATGAATCTTATGACTGGTCAGGACAAGTCCTTTATCCATTTGTATTCTGGACTGTCCTTATCTATAGGCTCAACATCATGCCCATATATTTTAGCTGGTATCAAGTTGATGTCTAATGCTTCGGGCAACCAATCTTTTGGATCAGCTTCTGAGTCTAGATATATTGTTATTTTATATGCTTGTTTTATCATCTTCTGTCTCCTTTAACTTGGTAAATGCCTCTGCTATATACTCGTCTATAGTCATTCCTCTTTCGGCTGCGTGAGCATTCATAGCGTCCCACATTGTTTGGTCTACTGGATATTCTTTGCCCTTATACTTAAGTAGCACTGAATAAGTCTGCTTCTGCTTGTCTGCGTCTTGTAAGCCCTTCTAGGACTTTCCCACCTGCTTTGTTCCAACGCATAATCTGTGCTGGTACTCCGTCAAATTCGCCTGAGTTTACAACTTTAAGAAGTGTACTTGCTTTTAAGTTCCCACCACCTAAGTTATATACCCATGATACTAACGCATCAAATTGGTTTTGAGACAAAGGTGTTGTAACCATGTTATTGATATACCCTTCATACTCGTTTAATTCTTCTACTAACATTTGTTCGGCTTGTTCTTGAGTTATAACACTGTCTGATGTTACGCCTTTGATATGACCATATCCTATAGTCCATACTCCAGCTGCACATTTATATGCCTCTAACTCACACCCTTCAAAGTGTTTGATTAAATCTATTCCTTTTGTTCCTGTTTTCATATT